CTTTAGTTTAGCGACAATCTTCTCAACTGGTACAGGCTTGCGCTTACGCGGCGCCTTGCTTGCTTTCTTAATAGAGATATAACTATTCAAGTCACTGAGAACACCTTCAATAAATTTAAGAATGTTACGCAATTGGACCTTACCTAGGTTGCCGTATGCTTCTTTCAATTCTTTGTCATCAGTGGAACTCAACTCATCAAACTCTTCCTGTTTTTGCTTCCAGATTTCAACAATCAATGGAATATGTTGAGGCATTACATTAAATCGTGCAACAATATCAACTGTTTTTTCTGATGCCTTACCATTAATGTAAAACTCGTCAAAGACTCCTTCAAGTTCACCTGCGGCGTCACGTGCCTTTTCACGCATAAGTTCTTGAATGTTGGGACGATTTGAAACTTTTTCTTCTACTTCTTTTTCAACTACTAGTGGCTTGTTAACAACTTTGAGCAACCTTGAAATTTCATTTTCAATTGAGGCTTCTTCATGCTCAGTAAGTTCAAGTCCTCGCATAACCATGCGAGCCAACCAACTGAATGTCATAATGAATTCTTTTTCATCTACTTTGCGTAGAATTTTAGCATCATTAGGACGTTCCTGATGCTCACAGTATTGAGCCATCAATTCTTTTGCATCTTTCTTGCCATAGAAACGATTGTACCACGTAAAACTACGTGCTAGTGTTACCCCGCGTTGGTCACTATCAGGTTGAAGTGGGAAGAAAGGTTCTTCACCAAAATACTTAGTATCAGCATCACGTGGGTTTAGTGCTTTGATAAAATGGTCACTAGTCTTTTTGGGCTTTCGGGTTGCCATATACACTCCTGAATGTTCATTTGAATACGTATTGTAACAGATATACCATTTATTGTCAAGGCATCATTGATCCATAAATGCGTACTTTATCACTCATATATAGTTGATGTAATTCCCAAAACAATTCAGGTATTTCTATTCCAAAATTTGTAAAAAATAGTTCTTGTAAATAACTAAACCCATCCATAGTGTAAAATTTATCGGTGTTGACTAACATAACTTTTTCTTTGTCTATCCGGCGCCCAGAACAAAAACTATCAATAGTATAATTAATTGGTTTTGGTTCTCCTAATTTCCAGGGTCCTGTGTTTACACGTAAATATGCTAACATGTTATTTCTACTAGGGTTAGAAAACAATACATAAATTCTATCTTTAAGTAATTCCATTTTATAAAGACCTGACAAGGACACAAAGTATTCTTCAAAATGAGCACAAAAAATATATTTTTTATCTGTTTGTGCAATATAATTTATTTTTTCTTCAAATATTTTAGGTTGTAAGTTTTCCAAATCGCTAAAGTGTACTGCACAATCACCTTTATACCTTCCCGGTATAATCGGAAATTTTTTCTTATATGATCGTATGATATCGTTTGTATAAGTATCTGAAATGAATCTAGGTTCAAAATCTGGGTGCAAACTTAACATGTTTGCTACATGATTTCCTCCGCAACCTGGGGGAAATATTAAAAATACATTTTTAGACTGTTTATAAATTTCAGGGCTCATAAGTGTATTTACGATAAATAATCGATAGAGTTAACAAATTATGCCAAGACTAAGCCTTTACCGCCCAAATAAAACAAACGATTATCGATTTTTGGACAAAACTATCCATGAAATGCTTACTGTAGGCGGCACCGATTTGTATATTCACAAATATCTAGGACCTACAAATCAAGGAGCTAGTATTGATTATACACAGCCTGAATATGCTACATTAAGCCCGTTGAATATTCAAGACTTGTTGTTCTTAGAAAACCGAGATAGAACGTATGACCCAAACATCTATAGATTACGTGGTCACTATAATGTTCAAAATTTAGACTTTGATTTAAGTCAGTTTGGTTTGTTCTTAAACAATGATATCATCTTTATTGTAGTACACTATAATGACATGATTGAACAGTTTGGTCGTAAACTAATGGTAGGTGATGTTATTGAATTACCCCATTTACTAGACTACAATCCATTAAAAGAAACAATACCTGTAGCATTAAAACGCTTTTATCAAATCACTGATTCAAACTATGCAAGTGAGGGCTTCAGTCAAACATGGTTCCCGCACTTATGGCGTATCAAATGTGAACCGCTAGTTGATAGTGAAGAATTCAGTCAAATATTACAAGAGCCTATCAATCAAGATAATTATCTTGGACTATGGGATAACACTAGACCATATCCACCTGGCTATATTATTAGTTTTGGTGATAAAAATTATGAATCAATCACTGATGTACCTATTGGCGTCAGTCCACCTGATCCAACGTATTGGAGGTTATCAGAAGAACAGAATCTAAAAGATATCCTTGCTACGTATAACAAAAACATTGCAATTAATAATGCCAACCTTGAAGAAGCACAACGAATTCTTCCTAAGTCTGGTTACGACCAGAGTAACCTATATGTTGTTCCTACATATGGTGAGTATGAAACTAATACACAACTGTCGGATAAATATAATCAACCTGCTCCCCCTATTAACGTAGAGGTTCCTAATAGCAGTGCACCTGTTATGCCACACGGTACAGTAGCATTAATTAGAAATCCTGCATTCCAAGTAGCAAGCCCTGTTATTAAAGTTTCAAGGTCAATCATTAGAAGCATATGGGACATGTCAGCAGACATGGACTTGAGTTCTGGGATGCTAGAATCATTTGTACAGGTTAATTTAGAAAAGATTACAATAGCTCCTCGATTGTCTGACACTGGTTCAGGACCAGTTGAGGGCACAAGTATATTAAGCATTGTTCCAATTGGTGGTGTTACTGGCCCGTACGGCACTGCTGATAACACATATGCTACTGCTGACCAAGATCCTGATGCGCCCGGCTTTACTGGAACACAACCATATGGTCCTGATACTATGGACTATCGTGCAGATTGCGATCCTAGATTCCAGTATATTGCTCGTAGTAGTCCAAGAAGTTTTGGTTATACAACAGGTTATCTAACTGGAGATGGTCAAGCACCTAATGGATTCCCAACGGGAGCAGGTATTGCATTCCCACAAACTCCTCAAGTAGGAGATTATTTCTTACGTATAGACTATAGCCCACAATTACTATTCCGTTGGGATGGACGTATGTGGGTAAGAATTTCAGAAAACGTAAGAACTGAGACTGGATTCAATGCAACAAATACTTCACAGTTATCTGGCTTCATAAATAACGAGAATCAGACAACACTAACAAATGGTTCGACTGTGCCACAAGCACAACCATTGAGTTCTATTCTCACGTTAGCACCAGACACTTTACCACCGGTTACATAACATGGCACAATTTTTTTACGACAATCAAGTACGCAGATTCTTATTACAATTTGCAAAAATCTTTAGTAACTGGCAAGTTACTAAAGGTAAAGATCCTAATGGCAACGACATACTAGTTCGTGTGCCTATTATGTACGGAGATTCAAGTCGCCAAGCCGCAACAGTTATAGCAAATAATTCAGCAAGTAATTTACCTAGTGCACCGTTAATTACATATTATATCACTGGTTTAGAATATGACCAACGTAGAACGCAGGATCCTACATTCATTGACAAACTACAAGTACGACAGAGAGCATATAACCCTGCTACTGAGGCATATGAACAAGTCCAAGGGCAAGCATTTACAGTAGAACGTCTAATGCCTGTACCCTATACATTAAGATTGACTGTAGATTTTTGGACTACAAACTATAATCAAAAACTAGAGTTAATTGAACAGTTAGGTACATTGTTCAATCCATCATTAGAAATTCAAAGTACCGATAACTTTATTGACTGGACTAGTTTAAGTGTTGTATATCAAGATGGATTAACTTTTACTAGTAGAAGTATTCCTGTAGGAACTAGTAACCCTATTGATATCATGTCTTGGAAGTTTTACATTCCTATCTGGTTAAGCACAAGTTCTAAACTAAAAAAGATGGGTGTTATCGAAAAGATTATTGCTACTATTCACACAAATACAGCGTTAGAAGATATGACAGAAAGCGACTTGTTGAATGGCACTAGACAAAAGATTACTCCATACGGATATAAGTTATTGTTGATAGGTAATCACTTACAATTGTTACCGGCAGATCAGCCTTTCTATCCATCAAACGTAGATTTGAATAACCCGGCGCCACCTAATACTAGTTTATATTGGTCTAGTTTATTAAACGTATACGGCACAATTCGTCCAGGTATCAGTCAAATTTGGTTACAGAATCCATACATGTCTACTGATATTGTAGGTACTATTGTTCCCGATCCAGTAGATGATAGACTATTAATATATAACATCGACCCTGATACACTCCCTGAGAATACATTAGATCCAGTTGATAGCGTTATCAACCCAACAGTAACAGGCCCTAATGCAGGATTGCCAGGTCCTATTAATGGTCGTAGATATTTAATTGTAGAAGATATTGGACAAGAAGGTAATAGTACCGTAGCATGGGGTGATTTAGTTGCCAATGCAAACGACATTATTCAATACAATTCCGGAACTAACAGTTGGATTGTAACATTTGATAGCCAAGGAGCAACTACGACTGATTATGTAACCAATTTGAACACTGGTATACAATATCGTTATGTTCCGTTAGATGGTGTTTGGATGAAGAGTTATGAAGGTTGGTACGAACAGGGCGATTATAGTATTGTTATTTAACCAACAATATAGTATAATACTGTTATGAAAAACACTTCGGCTGGCGTATTCTTTTATTCTACCCAAACACAAAGATTTCTTTACCTGTTAAGAACAGATAACAAGAATCCGGGCAACTGGGGTATTCCAGGTGGTAAGATTGACGAGGGTGAAACTCTCATGGAAGGCATTGAACGTGAGTGCTTAGAAGAAATTGGATTCTTCCCTAAAGAAGCAAAACTAGTTCCTATTCAAAAGTTTGTAAACCGAGACTTCACATATCATACATTCTTTTGCGAATTGAAAGAAGAATTCATACCTATACTTAATGAAGAACACTGTGGTTATGCATGGGTGGGTGACGGACAATATCCTAAACCATTACATCCAGGATTATTTAGTACAGTAAATATTGATATAGTGCAAGAAAAATTAATGACACTAACAAAAAAGGGGCTATAAGCCCCTTTTTTATTTTAGCAACTTAGCTACTGTGTCGTAACCCAGCGTACCGAGAACGATGCCTGCGCCCATCATCATCCATCGCCATTTCTCTAATGCAGAAATTTTATCAGACATAGCTTTATGTGCTTCTGTGCTACTATCGCCCATTGCCTTTAAAGTTTTCTGTGTTTGTTCTGCATGTTCATCAATGGACTTTTGAAGGTCCTTCACATCCGATTTAATTTCACCGACTTTATCTTCGATGTTCTTAACTTGAACTTGAAGGACGGCAATATCAGTCTCTGCCTGTTGAATGCTAAGTGCTTGATTTGCCGCCATTTGTTACAATCTCCAATTATGCGTTGTTGATTGTTACGATTGGATTTGGTTGACCTAGGTATGTATTTGCCGCATATGCTGTACCGAATGTTGCGATAACATCTGGATTAGCACTATAAGCAATAGCAGTACCAGTACCGGCAGCAGTGCCTGTAGCAGTGAAAGTAATACCTGTCATATTAGCCATTGCACCACATGATGTCCAATCTGTTGTACCTGCACTGTAAATTGTGTAAACAGTACCAGCAACTAATGAACCAGAAGCAACTTGTGCTGGGAACACTTCAGATTGATAATCATTCAATGAAGAAACATAATTTACACCTGAAGCCGCGTTGGTTGAACGAATACTCATTGTGTTTGGTGTCAATGCTGTATTTGCAACGTTAGCAGTATATGCTTGACCAGTGATACCTGTTACTGTACCTGTA